GTACTAGTAGATGTACTGACGTTTGTATTTGAATTAGTATTTTCAGAAGTTGCATTAGATGTATTAGTGTTTACATTCGTGTTAGCATTTGTATTAGTGTTAGTACTGGTATTAGTATTAACATTTGTATTGTCATTTGTATTCGTATTAGTGTTTGTATTGTTATTAGTATTTGTATTTACGTTTGTATTGTTATTTGTATTGGTGTTTGTATTTGTATTAGTGTTGGTGTTTGCTGTAGTCGTTGTGTTAGTAGTATCTAAACTATTCTGCTCACAGTACTGTTCACCTGCAGTACAATCACCTGTTTGGTCTGACAGTACAGACATACTTAATAACCCTAAAACTATTGTGCCTAATAATTTTTTCATGCTTCTCCAATTTTAACGTGCAGTTTCCCTGTGAAGCTAACAATAGCGTTCTTTTAGGGTCTTGCTTTTTCTAGTCTAAGTAGTGGTTAGAAAAAATAGTAGTATCCCGAAACTACTAAATACATCCAACCAACAATACATACAACGCAGATGCTACTCTGTGCTTTTCCTTTCAGTTGATTTTCCTTCCTTTTTTAATTCGTTCCACCTTAGGAACGACCTTGTCTCTAAGTCCCAAAACAATCCTTTATAACAATTATCTTGCGACTCTTCTTCGTTTGCGAGTCCGTACCAATTCCATCTTCCGTCTGCCACGTCTTTTATTTTCTGTTTCATTAGTCTTGTTTATGTGATGCTCCAAAGTAAAAGCTAATAACTGCACTAGCAAGACCACCTAGGTATCCGAGAACCAAATTGATTAGAGCCTCTGAATTTTGCTCGGGGGGTTGGATAGTGACTAAAAATATATAACCCATAAAGCCACCCACTACAGCCACACCCATTATACGTGCGGTCCAGTCTTTACTAAACTTGCCTCTAGCATCTTGTATGTCTGCTGTCTCAAGCTTAAATACATCTACGTCAAGCTCTTTCATCTGAAGTTCAAAGTCTTGTTCAGCTTTTTTAAGCTCAAGCATCTGTTCAGGTGTAGCTTCTTGTATCGCTTTCTCAATAGCTTTAGGTGTATTGGGTACTCCAAGTACATCAGCTATCATATTCGCAGCCATACCACCCATAGGACCGCCTAGTGCAGTACCTATTGTAGGTGCTACTGCTCCTACTAAACTCTTTAACATATCTTTCATACTTCTTCGTCCTTATATATTACTTCCATTAAATCCTCAAACATGTTTCTAAAATCGTCTAGGCTCATGAAAGGCATATCTTGTTTTACTTGGTGAATGCAATACTGTCTGTAGCATCCTTCCAATTGATCTTCTAAATATAATATCATTATAGGGTTGTTATGTTAGTTTGTCAATAGCTAGAACAAAATCTTCTACTCTAACAGGTGTTTGTTCTTTCCATTTAGATTGTCCATCCTTGCCTGAACCTGTTGAGACTTGACGTATTGCTTCAGCATAGTCTTTACTAGCCAAGGCTCTATAGGCTGACGGAAATTTATTCATCCATCTAGTGCCTAGTTGAAAGTTTACTGAGCCTAGTGCAATTATAAAGTCTGTATCATCTATATGTAAGTCTTGCATCTGTTGAGCAGCAGCATCCCATGCCATTGCAGCATCTTGTCTAAGCCATTCATCTCTTTGCTCCTGCGAAACTCTATCACCTACTTGGTAGAATTGACGTTCTCTTTCTGTCAAGAGATGTCCAACACCACAGGTAGGTTTGCCTAGTGTATCAAGGTATACGCATTCTTCGTTACCTTCTCTAAGTTCAAGGTGTTCTAGGAAGTGATTGTATTTCATTTTTCAGGAAATAGAGAATCATAAAATTCTCTAGATATTGTAAAAGATGGTTTACCTTTAGGGCTTATAGATATTCTAGCTTGTTGTGGTACAATTCCCGTAACGTCTTTATTACCCTCTTTATTAAGTTCAACATACCTACCTCCTTTAATGTAATCAAAATTAGATAAGAAAGGTTTGTAATCTTTATTTTCAAGATCAAAAAATCTTTGCGGGGCAGGCATTACTTCTGTAGGCATATCTTTTAATCCTTTAACAGCTTTAGTATCTTTATCTACCGCAACTATATTATCGTATACTGGATGTAGTTTACCTCTGACTGAAATTTCTCCTATTTTATTACCTGTCCTAACAACTCCTTTTGTTGTTGGTCTAAGTCTAGGTTCACTTTTTTGTTTAGCATATCTTTCTAATAAAACCCCTTCAGGAAAATCAGCTTGTAAAGAATACAAATGTTTGCCTCCTGTTTCGACAGATACTATAGGAAAATCTGGACCGGGATTAGGATCAAAACCTTCAGGAATTTCTGTCCACTTCCAACCTGCTTTCTTTTTAAATAAGTTTGTTTTTATAAGTTTATTTGCTAACTTCCCACCGAAACTAAGAGGAACTCTATCCTCTTCTTCAAACAACCTAGAAACAACTGCAAAGCTCTGGTTAGTATTATCTATCTTACGTTCTGTTGGATTATCTTTCACAAAAGGAACAGGATAATCTACAGACAGCTTACCACCAGTAGCTAATTTTTCACGAGCCTCTTTAATTTTTTGTTTCGCAGGTCGTTGCTGTGCTCTCATTTCTTTTTGTGCAAACCTTTTATCTGCTTCTCGTCTTGCCTTACCTCTAGTATATGTTCCTTTTCCTTGAGCACGTCTTTCTATGTCTTTTAAAAACTCGTCTAATTCATGAATCTTTTCTGGACTTATTCTTCTCATTAAATTTCTATAAGGCATTGTATTTTTAAATAAGACTGCACTAAACGGAGTATCTCCTTGTAAAGAATCTGCTAACATTCCCCCTAGAGTTGGACCCATCAATCTTAGTAAAGCTCTTGGGGTATTATTACCATAGGATATAGATTCTTCAAAATTATAAGCTAAAGCAAAAGGACCGGCTACACTCATAGTTGTTAATGTTCTCATAAGTTGATCAATAGGCTCATCATCTACTTCATCTATACCTTTTAGTCTTTGAGTAAAGCCAGTAGTCATATACATAAGTCCTAACCCTCCTAAATGTTTAGGAACTGCTGCCCCTCTAGTCATGTACATGTCTCTAATTGCATTCCTTAAAATTGTGTTACTAAAAGCAATAGGATAAGAATATAATTGAAATGCTACTCTCGCAAAAAAATGACTTGATAATATAAATTTTTGAGCATTTTCTCTAGAAGGAATCATAACAACTTCGTTTACAAACCTATCAGCACTTTGTCTTAAATTTTCATAAAATGGATCATCTAATTTACCGCCTGCTTGATGCCATTTAATACCTTCATCAACATTCACACCTAATTGATTTATAGCTGATCTTAAACGCATAGCTTTTTTATTTTTAGTATTATAAGCTTCTCTTCCCATCTTATCTAACTTAGATAAATTTTCTCGTATAAGTAATTTACCTGCATTATATGAATATATCTGTGCAAATTTAGTATACTGATCTAGAAAAATACTTCTATAAAAACGATACGTAAGTTTTTGAGATATCCCTGATAAGCCATCACCATATCTAGCATTGATGGCTTCATTTAAACTACTAGACATCATTTTATTATGTTGATGCATTTCTGCTCTAGTTGGAGTAGGCAATCCTTTAGTGCCACCAAGTAAATTTGAAGCGGCTTTAACACCTTCTTCATATGCAGTTTTTGTAAAGGCTTTGATAGCTATTGTAGGAGTAGCCTTAAAGATAGGAATAAATGATTCAGGTAAACTAGATAGCGTAGCTAATGAAAGCTTGTTAGCTGCTTGAAGAGATAATAAAGTTCCTGTAGCCTTTTCATAAAGTTCTTTAGATGCTCTACCATATTGTCCAGTTAAATTTTCAACTAGTAATTTCATTCTCTTTTGTTCATATGACGAGTATCTTCCTCTAGCATAATTTACATTAGCTTCCGATAATTCACCAACAACTTCTTGATTTTGTTTTGTAAATGTACCACTATTAAAATTGTTTAAAATAATTTTATCAATCTCTTCTTGGAAAGTATTGTTAAGTAATGATGCTCTTTCTTGAACACTTAAATTATTAAACTTAAAAGAATTATTTATAATTGAATTGTTACTCCTAAGCCTAGCATTTGTTTTTACTAACTCAGATAATAACATTGAATCATCATCACTTAATTGTCGTGCTAAAAAATTAGATTGTATATATTTAGACAAAGACTTATCATCTACTATTTCTTCTGCAAAACCTCTTGCTCTTAAATGCTCTTGAACTTCTTCTAATGCTTGTTGAGGTTTTGTTTTTACTAGATTACCACCAAACATAGGAATAAACCATTTGTTATCTTGTTCAACTTCCCCAAATCCTAAAGTTCGTTTAGTTACAATTTTTCTAGATGTACTGTTTACATAAGCCATTGTAGTTGCAAATACATCATTTTCAAATAACTCTTTAATCTTATATGTATCTAAATTTTTATACGTTCGTTGACCAATTGAACCAATAGAAGGATCAAAATCATCGTGCAATTTATTTAATTGAGATTTTATTGCGTTTTTAGCATCTTCTATACTTTTAAAATAACTATCATCAACAAGTTGTTGTGCGTATCTTTCTTCACCTATGCCTCTTTTAACTTTACTTTCTTTAAGATATCTCGGAAAAAAATTAGGAATTTTATGAAAAATAAAACCTGCCTGAATAGCTTCCTTTTCTACATCATCATAAACTTTTCTAAACTCTGCAGCTTTCCTAATTATACTTTCTGGAACTCCTTCTTTAAAACGACCCTGATTTAAAAACATATAAATATCGTCATTTAAAGTAGTGCCCTCTTTTAAAGCCCAGTCTTTTTTTCTAAGATATAATCCCGGTGATCTATTATATCGATTCTCATTTCTTGCAATGTCTTCTATTTCAAATTTTAATTTTTGAACTCTAGCCATATATTTACCAGATGCATCAGCAAGTTGCTCACTAAACTGTCTCTGACCATAATCATAGTCGGTAGCAATCTTTACTATATCATCATTAAAATTTTCGAAAGCATCATTACGAATCAATCTTAAAAATCTATAAGCTGTTCCTCCTTGATCTACTCCTGCTTCTTCTAAAAGTTTACTAACCTCTCCTGTTTGTTTACTATACGTTGTAGGCTTTTGGAACATACGAATTGCATTTAAAGGACCGCCTTCTTCTCTGTATTTTTGAAAGCCACCTATTTTAGGTTTAACTTTTTTTGATTCTTCTTTTAAAACTTGACTAACAGTTTTATCTGTTATAATAATTCCATCATCATCTATAACTCTGTTTACAAAATTTTCAGGTAGTAAAGCTTCTTCATCTGCTGCTCGTCTTTCAAAATCAGCTACCTCTTCAACATGTGTCTTGTTAGACAGTTGTGGGTTTCTTTCTCGTTCTTTTCTGTTTAGTTCTGCAGCTTTTTCTAATGTAATAATTTCTGGTACTTCAGCATCTGGATCAGGCTCATCTAGAATAGTTCTTTGAAATTGTTCTGATTCTCTTGTAGCTTGTTCAGCAGCTTCAGATGTAGCTTTCTTGTCTAACCTGTTTAGTACAAGTGTAGTTCCTCCCCCAAGAACTGAACCAAATGTAAACCCAAATACAGCCCCTGTAGCTGTAAGCCTAGGATCATATTCTTCGTAGCCCTCAACACCGATTTCATTATATCTTTTCTGATATAAGTGACTATCTAATCCACCATATATTGCACCCTCTGTACCAAGAACTCCTATTGAACTTTTGTAGCTTCTAGTATTTAAAGGTATTCTAGGAATTGCATTATACACAGGAGCAACTTTACCTAAAGATACATTATAACTTTTGGCAGCCATGTTTTTAATACCTTGTCTTAATGTTTGTGAGGCTGCTTGCTGTGTAGCAATTTTAGGAGGAAGACCTCCCGGACCTGTAAATAGAATAGGAATATTAGCAGGATCAGTAAGGATACCTTTAAATATATCTCCAGTTAAAGTTAAATTTTCATTAAGACCTATGTTTTCATATTTAGACTTCCCGTTAGAGTTTGTGGAATGAAACTCATTCATTAAAGAGGAATAGTTTTCTATAAACTTTTGAGCTTCTGGATCGTTCTTTGCCCTACCTTTTAAAGTTTTAGCTGTCTCGTAAAGACTCTTCGTAAGATTAAATTCTCTACCCCTAGTATAATCTACAAAAGCATCAGCAGCATTCTGACCATCCTCATATGTTGTATTATCAAGATAAGACATCATTTGCATTGCCTTGTCTTGAACGTCTGGATTTTGTGTGAAGTCTGTAATACTTTTTGCTGCAGGCTCAAAGTATTTTTTTATAGTTTTTACATTTTGATCTTTTGTGTATTCTTCTTTAGTTCCTTTAAACTTATCAACTAAGCCAGTTTGTGGATTGAAGAAAGTCTTTTCTTTTTCTTCCATAGGCAAGATAGTACTAGGCTCATCTTGTTTAGTACTGGTAGAACTTGTTACGTTTTCAGAATCTATTGGTATTATAGGCATTTATTTTATGGAGTAATATTTATAAAGTGATTACCTTCTGCATCAGGAGTTCTACGAAACTCAACCCTATATTGACCAATAGTAATAGGCTGTGTGTCTTCCCACATTTTAGGTGTAGGATTACTAAGCGTATCCTCATGATACCAATAAATTTGATTTTTATTAATCGTATTTAAAAATTGACTAAACGTACTTTCAGTAAGAGGAAAATCTACCTTATAATTTTGTAAAATATCTTGATGTAGCTTACCTTTTACTACAGATAATAAAGGTTGTGATTGAAACCTATCATCTCCTGCTATTTTAAAACCTATAAATGGAACTGTCATAAAATCTGTACCTTCAGCAAGACCAAATTTTTGATTTTGTATAGCAAATCCGTAAGCTTCTGCTTGAGAAAATCCATATCGCTTCATATAAGTTTTAGCATCTGCGATTACAGAAAGATTAAAATCAATTTCTGCAGTACCATCAAGATTATTATATTTTTCTAAATACTCTTCAGGTAAGTTTGACATACGGTTTGCAACAATTTGTGATCCTTGGAAATAGTCCGTGTCGTTAATTTTTTGCTCTTCGTAGCCTTTAATCTCTAAACCTGTAATGACTTTTCTTTTTATCTCTTCTGGCATTATGTCTACATTATAACCAAACTTTTGATATATTGCAGCTAGTGATGCTGTGTATTGCTTTGATATATCTTCTTCACCATAAGCACCGCCAGAATCACTACCTATTAAAAGATTCTTTATATTTTCTTCTTCTAATGTACTTGCAATACTTGTGGCTTGCCAATAAATCTCTTTCATCTGTTGATCAGTATAACCACTATAGTCTAAAAAACTTTGATAGTCTTCATCGTATTTTTGATTTTTTCTTGCAAGTGCTGCATTAGCACTAGATTGTTGAAAAAAGTAATCTCCCATTGTGTATTCTCTATCCTTCTCTTGTAACCACATTCTAGTTTTAGTAACTACATCGTCAATATTTGTTTGTGCTTGATCTTTCATTCGAGCCGAACCTTGCTTACCTGTATCTTCTTGTATAAGAGATTGTAAAAATTCTGGAGCAACGACATAATCTTCTAAATCATTTCTACTTTGTCTTGATGCAGAAAGTATACCATTTAATTTTTCTTCTTCCGCTATCCCATCTTCTAAAATATTATAATCATTTTTGTTTGCTTTATTAGTTATAACATCTAATAAATTATTGTTACCTAAAGATTTTTGATTTAAATGAATATTATATAGGGCTTCATTATAAGGTTTAGTAAATAAACTTACATCATCTAAATTTTCAGCGTATATTCCTTCAGAGGGATCATTAGGATCATATGTAGTTCTAAGTGTTTTATATTCTTTTTCTTTAAGTAGCATGTTGTCTGCTTTTTTTTCTGCTTCACTTTTAATCTTAGAAAAAATATCTGGACTATACCTTCTTTCAATACCTTCAGCATCAACATCTTCAACACCGGCTTCCTTTAAAAAATCCATCATTATTCCTGACACTAAACTACCATTACCTTTATCTCGTAATGTTTTTATCCTAGTTTGATGCTCTGTAAGTTGTGTACCAAATGCTTTTAAACCTGCCTGTTCTTCTTCTAGGTTTGTAGTTATACGGGCTAAATTTTCTTTTAACTCATTAGCCTTGCCTGCCTTTAATGCTACTCCTATTTTAAGTATAGCATCTAAAGGCTTAGTCTTCATTCTTTTTTTAATACTACGCTCTAAGTCTGCACCATACGCTAACTGATCTGGTACTCCTCCCTCGTTAAATCTTTGTCTTTTTTTAAATAATGATTCCATTTAAATACCTCTAGCTAATAAACTATTATCTTCTGTTTGTTGTGTAGGTCTTTCTAATAAACTACCTACGTTTTCAGGAACTTCAAATTCTTCTATCTCTTGTTTTAATTCAGGTAAATCCGCAACACTTTGTTCTGATACATTTTGACCTGCAAGTTGTAAAGATTGTTTCATTTGTCTTAAAACTTTTACTTTATCTTCTGGCTCACCTTCTTCATCGTCTTCCTCTCCATCATAACCTACGACATCTCCTAAGCCTGCTTTTTCTGCTAAAGCTAAAATCATATACATAACTGGTTCCATTAAAAGCAACATCAAGTCAGGACTAAACTTACCAGTTTGGAATCCTCTATATAAAATTAAATTAGCCATATCTACAACAGGGAAGCCCTGCTTTAGTGCTTCTAATAAAGGCATGAAAGTTTCTTCTTTTGTCATTTCAACAAATATTGCCATTGATGCTTCAGGCACAGTTGTATATTCTGGAGCTCCTTCCCATGCATAAGGTTGATCAGGGTCTTTAGTTAAGGATTGTCCTGCAATAGGTTTATTAAACGCCCCCCCAATTAAATCTAATTTTTCTTGACTTAACTCTTTATCTTCTGCTATGTTGTCTATAATTGGCATGTATATCTCCTAATTAAGATAATTCTAAAGGTCTCATTAAATGAGGCATAATAGTTCCCCCATTTAAAAATTGACTTAACTGTGCCCCTGACGCTGTTGAGCTTCCTTGTAATAAGTCCATGTAGTTTAATCCTGCATAGGTAGCAGGTCCTGCTGTCATAAGAGGTGTTGTTGAAGGGGCTTCTAAAACAGGAGCATCTGCTACTTGAGCATAGTAGCCTTCTCTTCCTCCTCCATCTTCTACTGGTTGTTCACCACCTACAGTTTGTAAAGCTGTTTGTTTAATACCTTCAAAAGCAGCAGTTCCAAGTTTTGTTCCTTCTTGTGTTGTGTATGATGTAACTGTTCCATCTGTACCTACTACTGGAACTTGACTAGTATATCTAGAACCGACACCTTCAAAGCTAACCTCGTTTGCAATAGGCTTATCAAAGAATCCTTTGGGTGCATCAAAAGTAGAATCATATTTATATCCTTTCATATATTCTTTAGCATCAAAAGTTTTTAATTCTTCAGGAGATAAGCTTGCTTTATATTCTGCCATTGACGTTTGCATCTGTTGAGTTCCTATAGGTCTTCCAGTTCTAAATACTATTGACTCTCTACTACCTAGTACTTCTCCAAACTTAGATATGTCTCCTTTAATTGCATCCGTGCCTAGTACATTATTGTTAAAGTTATCGGAGTATGTATTAAAGTCAAACTCACCATCTACTTTTTTAAATACATCTCTACCTCTAAGGTGAGCCTCATAAGCCATACCCTTACCCCTAGCAAAGTTTAAACCGCTTTTACTTAATGTACCTTCTGCATTAAAGTATGTTGGATTTGCAGCTTTAAAAGCAGCAGCATTATCGTATCCCATTGCTTGTGCTCCTGCATCTGTACCCACCCATGAATTAATATCATTATCTTTCATGACACTAATAGAGCCAGACTCCATTCCCATTGCACTTCTAGTTCTATCTAAGAACCTGTCAAATCCTTCTAAAGCATCACCTACTCCGGGAATTTTTTTAAGAGTTCCAGAAATAGCCTGTGTTATATTTTTATATACACCCATAACACTATTACCTGCAGTATATATTCCTTTCATTACAGAGCCAAACGTGCCTTGTAATCCCCCTGCCCATGCCCCAAAACCCTGCCATAGATAAGCACCCATATAAGGCATAGCAATCATCATAGCAATAGTACCGATTGGTCCTAGCTTGCCTAAAAATTTACCAACACCTTTAAAGACTTTTTTAAATCCTTTACCGATTTTTTTACCAACTTTCTTGATACCTTTCCAAATCTTCTTACCTACTTTTCTTAATTTTCCCATGTTCTATCCTAGTATATTTATACGTAATAATTATCTATCATTCCTTCTACAACTCTTACAACTTGATCTAAACTTGATTTAGATTTTTCTGCTAGTGCTGCTTCGTTTGCTATAGCAGTAGCTCGTAATTGAGTTATCTGAGCTTTAGCATTTTCTGAACTTCTAAAATCAAAGTCTGCCTCATCTCTTAATTCTTGCCATAAGAATGAAAGAGACTGAGAACTTAAATTAAAAGCATTCATTGCGTTTTGCATATTTACTTGATTCTGTGCTGCTGTATTAACTGTATTAATCTTTCTTCTCCATTCAACATTAGAAGCTTCAACTGCTGCAGAATTTTGTGCATTCCATTGATTCCTTGCAAAGTCTTGTTGAGAATTAAACTCTTCTACTTGTGTAGATAGTTGAGCATTAAACTTATTTAAGTCTGCTGTCCTGTTTGCATCTCTAGCTGCTGCTGAATTTTTAGCATTAGCATTAAATTGTTTCATTGCATTTGTTTGTTGAGCATTAAATTGTTTTGTTTGAGCATTTAAGTTTGCTGCAAATTGTTGCATTTGATTATCAGAAACCATATTAGCATTTCGTGCTGCGTTTTCTGCAGCTTGATTACTAAGCAATCTTTGTTGATCTTGTTGAGCTCTAAGCATATTAGCTTGTTGTTCTGTGTTTAAGTTAGCCATGTCTGTTTGTAAAAAAGCTTGTGCATTTTGAATTTGAGACTTCTGAAAAAAATCTGCTTCAGCTAAATTAGCCTGTGACATTAACAATGCATTTTGCACAGCAGCTTGTTGATCAAAGCTTGCTTCTGTTAAACTGACAGTTTGTAAAAATTTACTGTTAAATAAAGCAGTTTGTTGATCTGCACTAAATTGAGCCATATCCATTTTAAAAACATTATCAGCATTCTTCAATGCAGTCTGTTGTAATCTTTGTGCATTTGCTTCGGATGTTTTAAATTCTATATCTTTTTGTTGTGCAACAGATTGTTGTATAGCTTGAGCATTGCTTTGTGCAATAGGTAATGCAGCCTGTATAATTGTGTTTAGTAATGAATCTCTACCTACACTTGAAGCACTTAATCCTCTTACTGCTAACATTTGTTCTACTTGTGCAACCGCAGGAGCAGCCCAAGGAGGTATGTTACCATTTTCTATACCTTCGAGTAACCCATTCATTTGTGTAGAAACTAAAGCTTCTTCTGGTAAGCCTTCAATAATTCCTCTTTCTTCTTCACTAAAATCAGCAAGTTTTTCTTCTAGTAAAACAGGATCATTACCGATATCATTAATTTGATTTTCAGTTAAGCCGGCATTTGATAATTGTTTTTTAGCACGTGTAATCCTAGCCAAACTAGTTCCTGCATTAACTGCTGCTGCTGCCTTTGAACCTTCACTAAGAGTACCTACAACTTTTTGTGCTAATGCTCCTTCAGGTATATCTACTTCTGCTCCTTCAATTGGAGCAACCCTAGTTACTTTTGCAGCCTTTGCTAGTGACTCATCTCTTACTTCTGACTTTGCTGCTATTACTTCTGGAGATTCAACAACTTCTGCAGCTTCCATTTGTGTTGCTTTTAATTCTTCTGGAGGAGTAATTTGTGCTGTGTCACTAACTTCGGTGACTGTTTCAGAACCTACGGGAGCAGCAGTAGCACCTACAACTTTAGTTGGTCCGTCCATAGTTGTAGTAGTCATTGGAGTACCTTCAACCATTGAAGTCGGATCAGGTATTTTTGCAGAATCAGGAACTGTACCTGTTGATGCAGCCTCTACAGCTTCTGCAGTTCTTCCTATTCTTTCATCTCTTTTTTCTTGAAAATCTTTTTCTCTTTCTTTTTCTGCTTCTTTATCTGGATCAGTCGTAGTAGTACCTGTATTATTTTTAGATGCTACATAATCTTTATAAGCTTGTGTATATTGATTGTTATAATTTTGAACTGTGGTTGATCCTGCTGCACCGCCTGCACCTGATGGAGGAGGATTGTTTTGTTCATATTGCTTTCTAAACGCTTCTTGATCGGCAGCAGCCTCTTCAACTTCACGGGCTATATCACGCTCTGCTTCACCACCAACTTCATAACCTACACGACCACCATAAGTATAGTCTTGTCGAGTTCCTTTGTTATACCTTTTTCTTTGTTTGTTTTTATTCTTCATTATTTAACCTCGAAAAGCTTGTCAAGTTTCTCTTCAATCTTGTCCAACGTATCAAACACTCTAGTCATATCATCCTTTAGTTCTTGTTTGGTTACGTATTCTTTTGCCATCTCTTCTCTTGTTTTATTTAAAAGTATGTCAAGTCTTTTAAGCTCTGACGTGTTTGCACGAATGCTGTAGAGTATCGGAGCTACCACTAGTGTTAGAAAGATATTCCACAATAAGTATCCTGTTAGCTCCATAGTTTTTTATTTTTAGTTAGCTGCTATATAAGCTTTACCAGTTGTTACTGCACCAGTGTAAGATGATTTATCATCACTAGCACCTTTAACATTAGGTTCTGTGTATTCTAATATAAGTTCTAAATGGTCAACATTACGTTGTACTAGTTCATTTATCTCGGCTTGTGTCATAGTTGTTGTATCAGCTTCTGCTGAACCACCAACATACGTTGATTTTTTACCAT